GGCGGCGCTGCCGGCGGCGAGGCCCATGCGCATGGCGAGCAGCAGTTCTGCCGCGGCCCAGCCGGTGGCGCCCATCTCCCGGGCGGTGGCGAGCGCGGCCGGCATGTCGAGGTCGAGGCCGGCCATCGTCGCCGTGGCGCAGATGGTGCCGGTGGCCCAGACGGCAGCGCCCTCGACGCTGGCCGGGGCGTGGGCGGCGTAGGGGCAGGCGAGGCCGCAGTCGCGATCGAGCGCCGCGCAGCCGCGGCAGTAGTCAGGTCCCTGGCCGAAGTGCCATTCGGCCCGGGCCCTTAGCCGTTTCCCTCCATGGCCACGGCGGCCACCGGGCCGGTGGCACGGTCCCAGAAGGCGGCCGCCATCTCGTCCATGTCCATCAGCCGCTCTACGGCTTCTGGGGAGAGCGGCAGCGGCTTACCAGCGGCGTCGCCCACGCCCTCCCAGGCGGTGACGGCGTGGCGGGCCAGCGCCTTGACCAGGAAGGCGAAGGCGACGCCGCGGGCCATGTCGGGGTCCAGATCCTCGGACGCCGCGCGCAGCGCGCCGAGGCGACGGGCGGAGCCGGCCTGGGCGGCAGCCATGACGGCGGTGGTGACAGGGCGGATTTCCACGCGGACGCCGCGGGGGAGGTCGAGCCAGTACGGCTCGGCCGGGAGGTCGAGGGTGAGCATGGGGGGTCTCCGGACTTGAAATTGGGTGGGGTCATGTCAAAGTCTGACATAGCTGGTGGAGAGGAGGCCGCGATGCCGAATGTGAGCCTGACGCCGGAGCTCGAGGGCTTCGCCGAGACCTGCGTGGCCAAAGGCCGCTACGGCAATGTGAGTGAGGTGATGCGCGCGGCGCTCCGCCTGCTGCAGGACCAGGAATCCAAGCGCGATGCCTTCACGCGGATGCTGGAGCGCGTCAGCCGCGAGGCGGACGAGAAGGGCTGCTACGAGGTCGATGACGTGATTGCCGAAGTGGATGCGGAACTGCGCGCCCGCGTCTCCGGCCAGGAGGCGGCCCGCCGCAACGCAGGCTGAGCCAGCCGGCCTTCCTCACACCTGAGGCACGCGAGGATCTGCGGGACGCCCTGTCTTGGATACAGCAGAACAATCCGCAGGCGGCGTTGGATATGCGCGAGGCGGTGCGTCGTGCTGCGCGGCGGATCGGTGAGTTTCCAGACATCGGTGTCAGGCGCCCGGATCTGGCGCCCGACCAGTTCCGATTTCTGGTGATCCCGGTTTTTGACTACCTCGTGGTGTATCAGGCTGAGGGCCTGCCGCGAGCGCGCATCATGCGCATCCTCTATGGCAAGCGGCATCTCGAGGCGGTCCTGGCCAGCCTGACGGACCAGTAGCGCTCACGCATACTCCGTCCCCGCCTGCTGGTTCCGCAGCACTGCCGTCATCATCCGCGTCGCCGTCGCGTTGAACGCGGCCTTGAAATCGAAGCTGGCCTCCACCCCGGCCGGCCCTTCGATCGGCGTCTTGGCGAGCGCCAGATAGACCTCGTGCAGCGTGATCGTCAGGCTGCGGTTCGCATCGATGGTGAAGGCCAGGGCGAATACGGCCGAGGTGCCGGCCTGCGCCTGCGCCAGCAGCGTGGTGTTCTCGAAGCGGACGGTGATCTGCCCGGTGCAGCGCGCGATGCCAGGATCCACGCCCTCAACGCGGCGGTCCGCGCGGATATCGGCGCGGACGCCGGTGCAAACGTCGAAGGACGGCACGTCCGGATAGCCGATCTCCATCGCGTTGCTCGGCAGCGAGGCCGCGCCGGAACCGAAGGTGTGGATGAAGTTGGTGCTGCCGGTGGTGGTGGGCGCGCCGAGCAGCAGCCGCAGCCAGTGGCCGATATTGATCAGATCGACCGGCACAACCGCTTGCCCGTGGCATGTGGATGGGGGGCAAGGTGCCGCTGGGCTACGACGTCGTGGCCAGGAAGCTGGTGGTGAATGAGGACGAGGCGGCGCGGGTGCGCCAGGTGTTCGAGATCTTCGTGGAGACGAGATCGGGCATCGAGACGGTGACTCGCCTTCGGGCGGAGGGCGCTACGAGCAAGGCGGGCCGGCCGCTGGACAAGGGCGACGTCTACAAGCTGCTGAACAACCGCACCTATGTCGGCGAGGCCGCGCACAAGGGGCAGGTCTATCCTGGCGAGCACCAGGGCATTGTGCCGCGGGAGCTGTGGGACCGGGCGCACGCCGTCCTGCAGATCAGCCCGCGTGTGCGCGCCAACCAAAACCGCGCGCAGACGCCGGCGCTGCTGAAGGGGCTGATCTTTGGGGTAGATGGCCGGGCGCTGTCGCCCACACACGCCAGGAAGAACGGCCGGCTCTACCGCTATTACGTGGCCCAGCGGGTACTGAAGGGGGACGCCGCGGGGGACGCCAGCATCGTGCGCCGCGTGTCGGCAGCGGAGATCGAGGCCGCGGTGGTGGACCAGGTGCGGGCGCTGCTGCGGCAACCGGAAATCGTGGTCGGCACCTGGCGGGCGGCGCGCAGGGAGGCACCTGACCTGACCGAGGGCGAGACGCAGGACGCCCTGCACCGGCTCGACCCACTGTGGGAGCATCTGTTCCCGGCGGAGCAGGCGCGGATTGTCCGGTCGCTGGTGGAGCGGGTGGTGATCGGACCGGCCGGCGCGGACATTCGGCTGCGGCTGGACGGGCTCGGCGGCCTCGTCCGCGATCTCACCGCCATCTCGCCCAGCGCCCTGGTGGCGGCGGCATGACCACCGCCACCAGCATCACGGTTCGCGTGCCGCTGGCGATTCGTCACCGGCCAGGGCGGAAGACCATCGTGACGCCGATGACCGATGGCGCGGCACCGGTCACCACGCGCGCTGACCCGGCGCTGGTGAAGGCCCTGGGCAGGGGATTCCGATACCAACGCATGCTGGACGAAGGGCGCTACGCCTCGATCAGTGAGATGGCGGCGGCGGAGCGAATCGAGCGCGGCTACCTCGGCAGCCTTCTGCGCCTGACGCTCCTGGCGCCCGACCTCGTTGAAGCGGTCCTCAACGGTAGGCATCCGACGGATCTGCAAATCTCTTCAATGATCAGAAATTCCCAATTTCCGTGGGAAATTCAACGCCAAGCGCTCCTTGCGCGTTGCTGACGATGTGAGCCCGGCACGTGGTGGACCTCGACACAGGCTCGGATTTTCTTGTCGGCGGGCCCCTCCATTGTTGTCATACATTTAGAAGGGACCTAGTAGGGTGGTGTCACACGTTACAGGGAGACCAGGAGGCATGCCGCGACCCAAGGCTAAAGAACCACGCGCCAAGGTCGCCAGCGTACGGCTGACCCCGAGTGAATGGACAGAGATGGAGGCCGCCAGCGCGGCCAGGGGTTTTGCGAGCCTAAGCGAATACGTTCGCCACCTTCATGACGAAGCGCTGAAGGCCGGTGGCAGCAAGGAAAATGAAACGGCGGTTAATCCGCGTGATTTTCCGTTTAGCAAGATGCGCCCACACCTCGATACCGATTTTGGGCAGGCACTGCACGGCGATGCGCTCTGCTATTTGTTTGGCGGCGCCAAACCCAAGTCCGTAGACATCATCGTAACTTCCCCACCCTTTGGGTTAGTCAAGAAGAAAGACTACGGTAACGAGGACGCGCATCGATACTGTGACTGGTTTCGCCCATTCGCAGAAGGTTTTCGGCGCGTTCTAAAGGATACTGGCAGTCTCGTGATCGACATTGGCGGCGCTTGGAAGCCAGGCACACCGACGCGCTCACTCTACCATTTCCAGTTGCTGGTCATGCTTTGCGAAGAGTACGGCTTCCATCTGTGCCAAGAGCACTATTGGTGGAACCCGTCCAAGCTGCCGAGCCCCGCGGAATGGGTCAACATTCGTCGCGTTCGAGTAAAAGATGCCGTCAACACGGTTTGGTGGCTATCGCCGACGCCTTGGCCCAAGGCCAACAACCGTCGCGTCCTCGCGCCCTACAGCCCCTCGATGCGGACCCTCCTACGGGACGGCTACACCCCAAAGCTCCGGCCCTCAGGCTGGGACATTTCGGAGAAGTTCGGCCGCGACAACGGCGGTGCCGTGCCACCGAACCTGCTCGCCATCGCGAACACAGAGTCCAACGGCCAGTATCAGGACTTCTGTCGCCGCAATAACCTGCCGATTCATCCAGCGCGCTTTCCGGACGCCCTGCCCGAGTATTTTATCCGCTTCCTCACCGAGCCAGGCGACCTCGTGGTCGATCCCTTTGGGGGATCCTGCGTCACCGGCGCCGTCGCAGAGCGGCTAGGGCGCAAATGGGTCTGCTGCGAGTTGGAGGAAGATTATCTGAAGGGGGCTGCGGCACGCTTTGGTGATAGCCAGCGGCAGTCGGCGAAGGAAGTCACCTACTCCCTGGCGCCGCCCTGCCGCCTGCCAGTGGACGAGGCGAAGGTGCCCCTCCACGCCGACGGAGGCAGATCGCGGCCTACGCCGCTGCCGCCGATGTCCGATCCGCCGCCGCGGCTGACGCCGAAGCGCCGACGCAGCGAGCAGCCCACCCTTCTAATCCCTGCCGAGTGAGGCATGCCAGGTCGACCAGCCAGGGCATGCCATCCGGGTGCGGCGCTGGCAGCGGAGCGAGCCCGCCCCGGTCTAAGAGTGCCACCACAGAGGTTCCGAGCAGATCATCCAGGGCGCTCGGCTCACGATAGCCGCGCGCGTAGCGGACGACCTGCGACACAGCGTCACGAAAGGCATCGGCGCTGTCGCCTAAAACGAAGAACTTCGCCTCCAGCACAGCCACGGCCTCGCCGCTGTCGTCATCGAGCACAACGACGTCGGGCCGGTCGGAAGATGTACGAAATCCGTAGGCGCTTAAGATCCCAGCGATAGCGGCCTCTGAAGGCTCAGGGAGCGGTGTCTGGTGTGCCTCCGTGAGCGACTGCCAGTGCACTGAGAACCGACCTATACGCGCTATCCGCCGGTCCCCTCCGGCGAGGAGGCCGAGCGCCGGCCTAGTCCTGGACGCCACGCCTAGCGCTTCGGCTGCTGCGAGCGCAACCGCAAGCTCGAAGCGGCGCCATGCCTCGGTCGTAGCGGAGCGCGATCGCGGCCTCGATCCAGTCCTGCATGCGCTTGGCGGCATCCAGCGCCTCGCGCGCATCGGTCTGCAGCAGCGCCAGATGCTCGGCGGGAAGTGCAATGACGTCGCTCACCGGCATGTGGCGCAGCGCGTCGAGGGTGGGGCGGTTGGTGCGGAGCGCGTCCATCACGCGGCCTCCGCGAGCAGCAGGGGCAGGATGGACGACGCGTATCGGCGGGGGCGGCGACGCGCCACGAGGATATAGGCGTAGTCCTCGTAGCCATGACGGCGCTGCACGATGTCGGCCAAGCCGAGTTCGGCCATCTTCCAGGCGCGTGCCGCCAGGCGCTGCAGCGCGGTGCGCTCCGGCTCGGGCAGGCACTGCAACTGCGGGCAGACCTGCCGGGCGAGCGCGCCGCGGTGGTAGGTGATGCTGTCGCCGGGAGCCGCGGCGCCCAGCCAGGTGCAGAGCGACGCCTCGGTGAGAGGCTTCGACACTGCGCGGATGTCGGTGATGTTGGTGTCCATACTTAGCCCTACCCAGCCCCTCGCCGATGCGTCTCAGGCTGCCGCGGCAATGCCGCCGGCGAGCAGCCGCAGGCGCATTTCGCGGATGCGGCGGTAGAGAACCGACCGCGGCAGGGGACCCTGCTGGCCGAGCTCGTGCGGCGTGCACTGCGTCAGGGCTGCGCAGATGCTGTGGTCGCGCTGGTCCAGGACGGCGCCGGCGCGATCCAGATCGAGGCAGCGCTCCAGCGCGGCCACCGCGTCGGTCTGCTGGCCGCACCACGCCGCATACCCCTCCGATTCGGGGATGATGTCGGCGAGCGTCAGCTCCTCCTCCTGGCCCGGCACTGCGTCATCCAGCGACGCCTCGTGCCGTTCGCGCTTCTCGCGGCGCAGGCGGGTGGCGAGACGTGATGCGCGATGCTGGAAGCAGACCGTGGCGAAGGCCGCCAACGTCCCACGCGCTGGATTGAAGCCGGGCAACCGCGCCAGGAGGTCGAGCAGCATGTCCTGCTCCATGTCCTCCCGCTCATGGCTGGGGCGCCCGAGGGTGCGGCAGAGGCGCTGCGCGTAGCGCTCGGCGAGCGGGTGAACGACATCGAGATCGGCGAGGGAAAGTTGGGCGGGCATCGGGCGTGGCTTCTGTTGGGCGGCTATGACGTCCAGAAGCAACCACACGACCTGCTGGGGCGGAGAGGCGGAATGGGGCGCAATGGGGAATTGAAGCGGCCTGGGATTTATTCCCCAATGCTAATTCAGAGACTTATGGCTGATTTCGTCTGAAATCAGATGGATAGCTCGGCGATTTCCGCCCCACCCATGCGGGAACTGCTCCCTCAGCCAGTCGCCTGTGGATATCGGGGATAGGCGAACAGGAAGGGAACAATGCTGTTGACCAATCGCACAGCAATTCGTCATGATCCCGGCATGTCCATCACCGTTGAGTACCCGCATCACGCCGCCTCGGGCGCGCCTCGGGCGTTGTCCGCCCAGACCCTCTGGGCCGTCGCCGCGCAGGTGCGCCGCCAGGCCATGACGGAGCCTGGTGGATTCGCGCTCCCGCTCGCCGCACTGGTCGCCGCCACGCGGACAGTGTCGGCGAACGGTCGGGCCATCGTGGTCGCCTGGGAACTCGACCATCCCGTGCATGATGGCTCCGGGGAGGCTGTGCTCGGCGTCTGCGAGACGGATCCCGACATGCCCGGCACGGCGCTGGTCTCCGTGAATGCGCGCATGGTGGCCGGCCGGCCGGACCTGGCAGTAAGCACCGCGGCGCACGAGCTGGGCCACGTGGTGTTCGATGTGCCAGTTGCACTCGGCACGCCAGCGCGGCGGTATCGGTCAGTGACGGCCGGCCCGAGCGCGCTACTCGATCGGACCACAGCGGCCTCCGAGCGTCGGGCTAATGAATTCATGGGTGCGCTACTCGCTCCCCCGGTGCAGCTCCATCTCCGGATGCTGGTGCACGCGCGGTCGGAGCGGCTGCGCACGGTCCATGCGCCGCATCGGGGACGCCAGGGCTGTCGCGTCCTGGCGGCCGACAACCCGCCCGAGGTGATCGAGGGCGTGGTCGCCGCGCTGGCGGGCGACTTCGGCGTATCGGAGCGCTTTATCGCCGTGCGGCTGAGCCGCTACGGCCTGGTTCAAGGAGAGCAACGGTGAGCTTTGGATCGGTCATCCGCGAGCGACGGACTGCGCTCGGCATCGGGTTGAACGATTTCGCGGAGCGATTGGAAATCTCGGCGGCCTATTGGTCGCGCATTGAGCGCGACCAGGAAAATCCGCCCCGCGACGAGCTGATAGAGCGCGCCGCCGCCATTCTTGGCGTGCGGATGGATGATCTGTTCGTCGACGTGAATGATCGGGACTGGTGCCACCTCCCGGACGAGCGCAGCTACCTCTCGGGCGTCGCAGATCTCCACCAGTCGCAGGCCTGGGCCACCCTCATGAATGGGTCCGAGACGATCAACAGCTTCAAGGCAGAGCCAGGTCGCTACATCAGTATTGAGGCGCGCGGCGATGACGCGGGCACGATCATGGTTTCACGCGAACGGCTGGTCGTCCGGCATGCGGAGCGTTTGCGATTCGAGGCGGAGCAGGAGGTGGGTGCAGCGACGGCCAGCAGCGGAGCCGCTGTCGTGGCGCCGCTACCGGCCGCGCGTGGCGCGGCACCGCGCTATGACTGGGATGCCTTCTGGGCCGAGGCACTGGTGAGCATGTTCCAGGACGGCCCGCCGGCCACGCTGGCGGAATACGTTCGCCGAATGGAGACGTGGTTTGCTGATCGTGGCGAGCATCCTGATTCCAGCACGATCAAGAAGAAGCTGAGCCAGGCCTGGCGGCGGATTGCGCCCCATTTGGAACGCCGCCGCGCCTGATCGGGACGGATCGCCGCCGCGGCGGGTAGGGCTAAGTATGAAGCCATCGCCCGTGGGACTGAACGCTCACCTCCCGCCGCACCTCCGCGAGGTCCGCGGCATCCTGGCCAGGGGTCTGATGCGGCTGCGCAGCCGCGCTGCCGAGGATGATGCGCGCGATGCCGACATAGCTCGGGGGGTGGGAGACGTTCCCCTACACTCCACCGCCAAGCAGCGCCTGCATGCGAACCCCAACAGGAAGGGACTCGCATGACCAGACGCTCCACCGCCGCGGCCGCGCCGGCGCCCACCATCCCGAAGATCCCGCCGACGCAGGTGCTGTCGCGGCTCGCCGCGCTGCAGGCGGCCCCCACCGCCACGTTGAAGGACCAATGGCGGGAGCTATTCGGGAAGGAGCCGCCGCCCTGGAACCGGGCCTATATCCAAAGCCGGCTCGCGTATCGCATCCAGGAACTGGCCTATGGCGGGCTGAAGCCCGAGACCGTCGATCGGCTGGTGGCGCTGGGCGAGCAATTGGACGGCAGCAACGTCGTCCTGCGCCGCATCCGCGCCGACAGCCGCCCGCTGGCCGGCACGCGCCTCGTCCGGGAATGGCAGGGCGTGCAGCATGTGGTCACCGTGCGCGCCAACGACTTCGAGTTTGAGGGGCGGCCGTATCAGTCCCTGTCCGCCATCGCTCGCCACATCGCCGGCACACGATGGAACGGCTGGACGTTCTTCGGGCTGCGCACGCGGGGTGACGCATGACCCGCCGCGCCCGCATCGAGCCGGCCATGCCGGCCACCACGAAGAAGCTGCGCTGCGCGGTCTACACGCGTAAATCCACGGACGAGGGCCTGGAGAAGGAGTTTAACACCCTCGACGCACAGCGCGATGCCTGCGAGGCGTACATCACCAGCCAGCGCGCCGAGGGGTGGGTGCTGGTCCGCGACCGCTACGACGATGGCGGCTTCTCCGGCGGCACGCTGGAGCGGCCGGCGTTGCAGCGCCTGCTGCGCGACATCCAGGCCGACCTGGTGGACGTCATCGTGGTCTACAAGATTGACCGGCTCTCCCGCTCGCTAATGGATTTCGCCAAGCTGGTGGAGGTGATGGATGCGCATGGCGTCACTTTCGTGTCCGTCACCCAGAGCTTCAACACCACCACCAGCATGGGCCGGCTGACGCTAAACATCCTGCTCAGCTTCGCGCAGTTCGAGCGGGAGGTTATTGGTGAGCGAATCCGCGACAAATTCGCAGCCTCCCGGGCGCGGGGGATGTGGATGGGGGGCAAGGTGCCGCTCGGCTACGACGTGGTGGCGCGCAAGCTGATCGTGAACGAGGACGAGGCACCGCGGGTGCGCCGCGTATTCGAGCTTTTCGCCGACACGGGCTCGGGCATGGAGACGGTGAAGCGCCTTCGTGAGGAGGGCCTCACCAGCAAGGTGGGCCGGCCGCTCGACAAGGGCGATGTCTACAAGCTGCTGAACAACCGCACCTATGTCGGGGAGGCAGCGCACAAGGGGAACATCTATCCCGGCGAGCACCAGGGCATCGTGCCGCGGGAGCTCTGGGATCGGGCGCACGCCGTGCTGCAGGTCAGCCCGCGGGTCCGCGCGAACCAGAATCGGGCGCAGACGCCGGCGCTGTTGAAGGGGCTGATCTTTGGCACCGACGGTCGGGCTTTGTCGCCGACCCACGCCAGGAAGAACGGCCGCCTCTACCGATACTACGTGGCGCAGCGCGTGCTGAAGGGCGACGCCGCCGGCGACGACAGTATCGTGCGCCGGGTTTCGGCAGCGGAGATCGAGGCGGCGGTGGTCGATCAGGTGCGGGCTCTGCTGCGGCAGCCGGAGATCGTGGTCGGCACCTGGCGAGCGGCGCGCAAGGAGGCGCCAGACCTGACCGAGAGTGAGGTCCAGGACGCGCTGCATCGGCTTGACCCGCTGTGGGAGCACCTATTCCCGGCTGAGCAGGCACGGATCGTGCGGTCGCTGGTGGAGCGGGTGGTGGTCGGCCCGGCCGGCGCGGACATTCGGCTGCGGCTGGACGGGCTCGGCGCCCTGGTCCGCGACCTCGGCGCCATCGCGCCGGCTGCCCTGATGGCAGCGGCATGACGGCCGCCACCAGCATCACCGTCCGGGTGCCGCTGGCCATCGGCCATCGGCCAGGCAGAAAGACCGTCGTGACGCCGATGACGGATGGCGTGGCACCGGTCACTACGCGGGCCGATCCGGTGCTGGTGAAGGCGCTGGCCAGGGCTTTCCGGTACCAGCGCATGCTGGACGATGGGCGCTACGCGTCGATCACCGAGATGGCCGCTGCCGAGAAGATCGACCGCGGGTATCTGGGGGCGCTGCTGCGGCTAACGCTGCTTGCGCCGAATATTGTGGAATTGATACTCGATGGGCGCTCTTCTCGCCCAATAACATTAAGAGCGCTAATTAGGCATGTTCCTGATGCTTGGGAACAATAA